AGGCCGATCCAGATTACCGGGTGCCAGTGCCTTTTATCAAACTGGCAGTAGACACGCTTGCAGGGTACATGGTCAAGCCTGGAAACGTAAGCTACTCAGGGCCGGGCTATGACGATTACCTGGTTGACGTTTTTAACAGCAATGAAGAAACATTGATAACGCAGGACGAATTTAAGAAAGCTTGCGTCCATGGTGAATCTTACGAGCTTCATTGGTACGATGGGAAGCCAATGTTTGCAACCATCCCAACAATTCAGGGAATACCAATCTGGAGCGATGACCTAAAACCAAAGCTTGAAGGCTTTGTCAGAGCATGGCGCGATAGGTCGAATAATGACCGGGCCACTTATTACGATAGTACTACCGTTCAGGAATGGTCAAAAGGTGAAAAAGATTGGGAGATGGTTAGCGAAGAACTACACGGATATGGTAAGGTCCCGGTAGTAGTATTTCGCGTATCGACTGAGGCCAGGAATATTTTCGACCATGTAAAAGAGCTTATCGACGCATTTGACCGGCTTATTAGCCATGATATAGCAAACGAACTTGAAAGGTTCGCCCAGGCTTACTTGCTCTATGCCAATCGCCTTGAGGACATCACCGATGACAATGGATTAACAGCGGTCGATAAGATAAAGCAGGCCAGGACGTTTGAGGACTTAGGTGATAACGTAAGCTCAAAAGTAGCGTTTTTAACTAAAAGTATTCAGTCTGATTTTATCCGATTCAGCGCAGAAACTTTTCAGGATTTAATCTATGAAATGCTGCAAGTTCCAAACCCTCGGGACGTTAAGACTTTTAGCGGTGCAAGTGGATATGCGATGATGCTAAAAAACATGAGCTTTGAATTCCTATGCGCGTCAATCGAAGGAAATTTTGTTAGAGGTCTACAGGATCGAGTTCGCTTAATCCTTGGCCATACACTTGTCAATAAACCAGCAAATGAAGTAGTAATAAAGTTACAACGTAATATGCCAAATGACCTTGAAATGCTGGCCAGGGTATCAGCTCAATTATCTGGTACATGGGACAAGGAAGCTGTGCTTAAAATCTTCCCTGAATCTATGTTGACCGCAGAAGATAGGCAGCGGATTATAGAACAAGGAATGGAACAATCTGCAAGCCTTGAGGACTTGATTATGAATGAGGATAATAACGCCGATGAATCCCAGTGATTTTATTGCCAAGAAAACGCTTAAGCATACCAAGGGCATTGAAAAAGAGATCGGGCGCGAATATGCCCTTTTGTATGCCGACACTAAGGCGAAGCTGGCAGACCTGTACGCTAAGATGGGCGATACTCCAACACTTGAGGAGGCCCAAAAATACAACAAGCTGAATAATCTTGTCATTGAGGTGCGAAAGTCGTACCAGCGATTAACCGGAAAAGCCATAACTAAAACAGAAATGGCCTCTAAATATAACTATATCCAAGAATACTACGGATCAATGTGGTCTGGTGAAATCGAGCATGGAAAGTTCAAGTGGAAAAATCCAGCAGTCGAGTCAATCCGCGCATCGGTCATGTGGGAAGGCACCGGCCTATCAGTTCCAAAACGATTCGGTAAAAACTTCACCAGCTCAATGTCAAAGATCGAGGAAACTATTACCCGGGGGCTTGCTAATGGGACAGGATACAAAAAATTAGCCGATGAATTAAAGGAAAACTTCACCGGCGGTCTAAATGACGCGCTTCGAGTAATCCGCACAGAATCTAACCGCAACCGCACCGAGGGCTTTAACAGCGCTTTTGACCAGATGCGAGATGCCGATGTACCAGTAAGAAAAGTATGGATAAGCGCAAAAGATGAAAGAGTCAGGGGACGAAAACCAAGCGATAAATACGACCATGTAGTTTTAGATGGCCTTGAATCCGACGATGATGGAATGTTTGACGTTGGTCAGGGTATTGGTAAAATTGAAGGGCCTACGCTTTCAGGTGTGCCTGGATTTGATATTAATTGCCGGTGCGCCGCAGGAATACTATTTTCAGACGAACAGCGCACCACAGAAAAAGAGCTGGCAGATAACTACGCAAAATGGGAAGCTGAAAACATGGTTGACGTTGACGCCATGATTGACAGGGTATAATATAGGCATTATACTATGTATTGTTTAGCAAATATACTGTTTGCCGAATATAGGAGAAATACATGAATACATTGCAAGACTTCGTTGATTTGATTCCAGAGGACAAGCGTGAAGCGTTTAATGGACTGGCCAGTAAGGCAGTTATCATCAATAGCCGTGAGGACGTGGTTAATCTACGCAAGGTCAATCCAGCTTTCGAAGCTGAGTTTGTCAATGAGCTTAGAACAAAAAATGAAGCTTTTCAAGCCGAATTTACAACCACTAAACTACCTAAAATTGTAGATGATGAGTACCGAAAACGAAACCCGAGCAAAGACCAAAAGGATCAACAGTACGAGGAATTGCAAGCCCAATTCGCAGAAATGAAACGCGAGGGCATTATAAAAGATCGTCGGGCATTTGCAATGCAAAAGCTCACCGAGCAAGAACTATCAGCGGAATTAGCCGATTTTGCCATTGACATTGACGAGGCTGGTTTTAATACCAAGCTCGACAAGCTCACTGGAATAACAAAAGGGTTAATCGACGCAGCCGTAAAGAAAGCTTTAACCGGGGCCGTTGGCCAACAGAAAAGCCCTCCATCCGGGGGATCACAGACTTTAGACTTTAGCAAGATGTCAATGACTGAGGTCATGGCATATGCCGCACAAAGCCCGGCCCATGCAGAGCAAGTGGTGAGTGCAAGGCGAAAATAGGAGCACAAAATGGCCGAGACCAGACTAACAAACGTAATTATCCCAGAGGTATTCACCGGCTATGCCCTTGAACCATCGATTTACAAGAGCCGATTCTTTCAATCTGGCGCAATCGTTGAAAATCCAATTATCAGCGGACTTTTAGCTGGTGGAGGTAGTACCTTTAATCTGCCATTCTGGAAAGACGTTGCTGGCACTTCCGGCGACATTCCAAGCGAGACCGTAGCCACCACAGTAAACGCCGTAACTTCTGGAAAGCAGATCGCACGCCGTCAAGTGCGCGAAAAAGCATGGGGCGCTAATGACCTTGCTCAAGTTTTCGCCGGATCCGATCCAGTTGGCGCAATCACCGCCCGGGTAATGGACTATTGGGCGCAGGCTTTTGACCAGATTGCAATCTCGACATTGAAGGGATTAATCGCTGACAATATCGCCAATGATTCAAGCTCATTGATTAACGATATTTCCGGCGGATCTGGAAATGCTGCAATCATAAGTGATAGTGCTGTTATCGATGCCCAGGGTAAACTCGGAGAGAATGGCACAGTCGCAAGCAATGACCTAAATAACGGCGGATTCGCTGCTATTGTGGTTCATCCTGTCACCTACTCCACTCTTCGCAAGCAAGACCTAATCGACTTCGTTGCAGTAAGTGGCCAGGAACGACCAGTTGAATTTTACATGGGCATGCGCGTTATTGTTGACCAAAACGCATTTGTAAACTCAACCGTTTACGATTCTTACATCGTCAAGAACGGCGTATTGCAGTTTGGCCAGTCCAGTATAGGATACCTGCCAACTGAACTCTATCGAAACCCTACAGTAGGGTTCGGTATCGATCAGTTATTCACCCGCCGGGTATTCGCAATGCACGCGCTCGGCTCTGAGGCTCTTTCTGGTTCTGTCGCTGGATTAAGCCCCACCGATGCTGAATTAGCACTTGCAGCCAACATCAACCGCGTGTTTGAGACCGAAAACATGGGTATCGTTGTAGTTCGCCACAAGAACGCCTAATCTATCGGCGCTGGGTTTTAATATCCAGCGCCATATTTTTATCAAAAGGAGGCTATCATGCCAGCATTAAAAAACCAGCCTAAGACCGCGAATGAGCAAATAAACGATATTAATCAATACGGTGCAATACTAATAAAATACGATGTTGCAGCCGATACCAGCACGGCAAAGGCCGCATTTGTAGCACCATTCCCAATGCAGATTTTAGACGTTACCGTTATCGCCCAGGCTACTTCCGGTGGTGGGACAATCACCCCACGCAAGGGCACCGATGGAATGTGTACTGCCATTGCTTGCGCTACAGACGGCGTTGTTGCTCGTATGGCAGCCGGCGCAGTAGTTGCCAACAAAGCGTTTTTAATACTTGCCTCCGGTGATACAGTAAACGTAATTGCAGCCGGCGCGGGCGACCGTGGTATTGTTACTTTCTTGGCGGTTAGACTATGAAAGTAGTTGACCAAGTACCAATGCCACGCGCACGAATACCACAGGTCAGTCCGGCGGATTTTCAGGCGTTACTTGAGCGCGTTGAAAAATTAGAGAAAGAAGTAAACAATAAGGAAAAACGCAATGGCAATCCAAACAAACAAAATTACTGAGGGCGTTAATGTAATTACTGACCCTCGTTACCCTTTCAGATGGTTAGATGCCCATGGCGACGTTGGCAAGTTCCTAATGGACACAGTATACCGGGCGGCTGACTTTACAATAACTGCCACAGGTACAAGCCCAATTACTGCAAGTGTATTGCCTGGATCGGTAGCTCTGATTACAACTCCTGCCACTGATTTTGCCGGTGATAATATCCAGGCACTTGGAAGTCAATTCAAAATTCAGGCCGGAAAGCCTTTGTATTTTGGATGTAAGGTAGCAATTAGCGATGCAACAGAATCAGACTTAGTGGTCGGGTTATTTGGCGTTGACACCACTTTGACCGCCGCAAGTTCCGCCCATGCTCTTGACGTTGGAGCCGGAGGAATCGGGTTCACAAAACTTGACGCTGTTACCGCTGTCAATTTTAAGACATTCACCACAGCGACAGAAAAGAACACCGCAAGCGCGATTACCATGGACACCGCTGCTCATGTCTACGAATTTTATTATGATGGTTCAGTACTCCACGGTTACGTTGATGGCGTATTAGTTGCAAACTTCACCGCCGACATTACAACCGAAGTATTAACTCCATCAATTGCTTTCCGGGCCGGAGCCGCAGCCGCTAAGACTTGTACTATTTCTTGGATGCGAGCGATTCAGGTAGTTTAATTTTTATGCCCCAGCGATGGGGCTTTTAAGGGGCAAAACATGAAAGTTAAACCAGCAATCGAGGCAACTGATTTTTTTACAGGATTCCCGGTAGTCGTTCAATCTGACCATAGTTATATCCATGATGGAATCGGTTTTAATATCGCTGTTGTGACAGGTAGCCTTGCTGCCGCTGCGACCTACGTAATATCGTTCACAACTCCAGCTAATGGTGTCTATGTACATCTTAGACCAACTGGCCTAAGCTCTACCGCGAATAGCTTGCAAATACGCTTGGCAGAGGGATCTATTGTGGCTGGTGGATCTGCATTGACTCCACAAAACCGAAACAGAAACAGCAAAAAAACGCCAAAAGTTGCAGTACTCGGCGGCGTTACATTATCCACAGAGGGAACAATACTT